CTCCAGATGGTGGAGTACCACCAGATGGTGGAGTACCACCAGATGGTGGAGTACCACCAGATGGTGGTGGAGGTGGTGTTGGACCACCTACAGTCTTAGTTGGAGTAACTGTTGTAGTCGCAGGAGTTGCGGTTGTTTTTGTAACAAATGGGAAATTTTTTGGATCAAAGTCAACAAGAGGTGGAGTTGCTGTTGCTTGGCTCATAATAACAAGAGAAGCGGCAATCTCTTCTCCAAGATGTTTCACTGCTGCTGTATATTGCATAATTGCATTATTTCCATCAGCTAATTCTTTTGTATAACCCATAAAAGATTCATCTGGTTTTAAAGCCTGTAATGTTGCCATTGAAACACCAGACATATCCATTGGTTTAGTGTCATCAATTTTCAACCTCTTCTTTAAACGAGCAATAGTTGCTGGATTTCCACCAGCAGCCTCTTCTCTCATCAATCTTGTTAAATCTCTAATCTCTTTTTTTGTTCCTTTTAACCAGAATTTTCCACCAACTTCTGTGAGTCTATTTTTGAATCTAAAAATAGATTCTGATGCTGTTAATAATTCTGCACTAATTTCTTGAGTATTAGATTTAAGTCTTCCAAACATTCCACCAGATGCCTTAAGACCAACCATTGCTGATTTTAACTGAAATAAACCGCCAGTAAGTTTAAGAATTGGACCAACAAGAGTCAATATGATTAAACCAAAACTGATTACATATTTAACCCATGATGGAATTTTTGTAAAGATATCATTTATCTTCTGAAGAACAGGAAGAACGGCGCTCAAGATTTCACTTAAGATTGGAACAAGTTGTCTTCCAATAGATTTGATAAGTTCTCTACCTCTTTGGTATCTAACCTCAACAGATTTAAGAGAAGCCTCAACTTCTTGCTGGAATTTTCTTTGACCTTCAACATTGCCAATTGCTCCAATAAATAAAGCTTTTCCAGATTCAGTAGAGACTTTAGAGATTAAGTCGTTACCCTTTTTGGCTTCATCTTTAATATAAGTAGCCAATTCATTTCTTGCATTAGAGAATGTCTTAGCAACAGCTTGATCTTTTGATTGAGAAAGTCTTACAACTTCTCCCAAGTCTTCAAATTTTTGAAGACTCATTTGTGAATATTTAGCACCTACGCCTTGAATTTTGGCTTGTTGTTGCACTGCTTGTTCAAGTTTTCTAATTAAAATTGCTTCAATAGTTTGACCGGCAACATCATCTGTATCTATTGCTTTTAATCCAGATGTTAATTGATCTTGAAACTGAGCAAGGTTCTGAATTGCAACTTCCATTCTTGGTCCCTGACGAACACCAAACAGTCTTGAGAAGAATTCCAAAGTTCCCTGTTCTGCAAGAGCTCCTCTCTTCATTGAGTTATAAGAGTCAGCAAGTCTCTGAACAGTTCCAATACCTACACCTGCCTCAACATTGAATTCTTTATAGTTATCTTTCAGTGTTTTAATCATTGTTGAGTTTTCTTTTGTTAGGTCAACAACTCTTTGAAGAGAAACTTTAACTGAGTTTGCCGATGCACCGACTTGCATACCAGCAGAAACCATAGGCACAACAAGGGCTGTTGCTTCTGTCATTGTTAGACCGAATGATGTAGCAGCAGCAGTTACTTCTGGAAATCCCTTTGCAACATCTTTCAATGACATTTGAGTTTTGTTTTCAATCAAGTTAAACAAAGCCAACTGTTGTGTTGTTTCTGCTACAGCATTTGAGTAGTCGATGAAACCATCGGCTGTTCTTTCCAATGTTCCAGTGTCTCTTTTAATTCTTAAAATAGTTTGGAAAATAGATTTAATAAACTCTTGAGATGCACCAATATCCAAGTTACCGAGTTTTTCAACACCTGCTGTTAAATCAACAAGTCCGGCAAGAACATCAACCTCTTCGATACCAAGTTCTGCGAAGTCTCCTGCAAGACCTTGAACAAGTTCTCTTGCAATACCATACTTGTTAGATACCTGATCTAGTTCCTCACCCATTCTCTTTTGAGCGCCCTCAAGAGTCAAAAGTGTTCTTATAGTTCCATTAATTTCTCTTGTATAACTCAATTGATCTTTTGCTAATTTCGCACCAGCAATTCCAGCAACATCTGCTGCTGCTGTGTAAGAGTCAGAAATCAACTTTGTTGTTCTAATCGTTTCTGTTTCTAATCTTCTATAGTTTGCAAAAGAAGATCTCATAAAAGAAGTGATTGGCAAAGTAAGAGCCATTGACATTCTTGTTCCTGCCATTGAATATCTACTTGATAACTGGTTTAGAGCATCGGACTGTCTTCTTAAATCAGCCTGTGCTGAATACTTCATTATCCCTTTTCTTGCTTCTTCCTGAGCTTTTAAGGTAGTAATAAGACTTTGAACAGCAGCCTTTTCTTTCGTAGTTGCTGTTGTATTGGAAGCCAATTGTCTTTCTAATTCAGCTGCTGCTTTTCTTGCATCTGCAAAATATTTTGCAAGAACAGATTGGTTTTTTGCAAGTCCATCTGTTGCTCTAGCATAAAGAGAACTTGCAGATGTAGCAGTTTTTAACGCATTAGTTAATGCTTGTGTGGAGTTAGCGTTTAAAGAACTGCTTTTGGCTAATGTATGGCTGACTTGTAGAACATTTCTAAGACTGTCTGACATTGATGCAAGTGCAGCCTTATAGGAGTCGTACACAACCGCTTCAACTTCAACTCTGCCTTGTCTATCTGCCATAATTATCTCTTCTATATTATTTCATATCTAGTTAATAAAAGCAATATTATATTGCTTCATAACCGAGGCCGATTGGTATGGAAGCAATGCTTGAAGCATCAACAGCAGTTATTGGTTCTGGGTCATACCAATCATCATCAAAGTCAACATCAGCGCCTTGTGATGCAGCCATTATTTTCATGTGCATGTTTGTTTCGTTATTGCAAGCTCTATACAGAAGAAACATCTCATCAAGAGTTAGATTCTCTTCTAGTTCTAGAATACTTTTCCATGCACCGGTTTTTACAAAAATTTCTGATTCATATTTGAGAATGGGGAGGTCTTCCCAATTTGCTGGTTCACCACCCCCACCCTCATTTGTTAGGAAGGGTCAGACCCCATTGCTGCACTCATCAATTCACCAAAGCAACGAAGGTCCAATGCGTCTTCCAATGCATCATGGTCTTCTGCCAACTCTGGATCAACTGCGAGCAATGCAATTGATGCAGCCTCAACCATAACATCGATATCCTCATCATTAAGGTTATCTTCTGTTTTCAAATCCTTTACAATTTTCATAAACTTACGCAAGTTACGAATTGTTAAAGGTCTTACTGTTCTCTTTTTGCCATCTGCAAAAATAATTTCTGTTCCAAGGAACAAGTCCTTGTTCTTATCATTTGCCACTATATACTCCTTAGTATCTTGTATGGGATAAGCAAAATCCCTAGGTTTTCAGTATAGCACATCAACCTAGGGATTTCACTGAGATAATTTGTTTTATGTATTAGGCTTGATCTATGATCTTGCCATACTCGTAGCCAGAATCTTCTGTCTTTGGAAGAATGCGGAAGCCAACAGCGAACACTGATGCCTCTGCTCTCTTCATGGTCACATTTGATGCTTCCATTGAGATTGCTCTCTTTGTATAGAATCTTCTCTTCTTGACTGCGCCAGCTGCTGAACCAGGGGCTGTACCCTCAATAACGAGAGCCTTCTCGTATGGGAACACGGTTTGTGACCCAAAGTTGAAACCAAGAGTGCTGGTATAGCCATTTGCTGTCTGGTCATAAGCGTTGTTGGACTTGATGTTAGTTCCACCTGTATTTTGATCGTAGTTCCATGCAAGTGCAAGGTTGTTCAATGTTGCTTCTGCCAAGGTGGTCTTAACCATAACCTTAACCTTTGATTGAACGATTCTTGCAGCATCACCGTACTGATCGATCTCAATGTCAACCATATCTGGTTCCCAAGAAATTTCAACGCCATTCTGAGTAGCGCCAAGATCCGAGAAACCATCCATAGCTGTGATTGAGGTAGCATTGGCCGAATCACCAAGCTTAAGTGTAGCCTCACCGACTACGATATTTGACACATTAACTGCCATTTTAGTTTTCCTCCTAAATTATTCGAGGACAAAAATTTTTTTGCCTCTTTTGTCACGCCATTTAGCGATCTTTTTTATGTGGTTTGGATGGACTTCATCTGGCTTTCTTCCGATTGCCAACCCTTTGTTCCATTCAAAGTCATAAACCTTATTCTCTATTCTTACAATATAACCGGGAGTTTTCCCGACATATGTAATTGTAGTATATTTCATGTATTTATACTACCACAATTATAGTACCACAGCACAGATTCTAAAGTCTAAATTCATTCTATACCAGCCATTTATCTCTAATGGAGGCACTAGATTTGACCCTGTTTGCTGGGCTGATAATATTCTAACTGTATTACTTGTTATACCACCAGATTGGGCTACTTGATCACCAATACTTAGGAGATCAATAAATCTTTCTGATATTTTAAAAAGCCTGTCTACATCTGTATCAAAAATTGAATACTTAATATAGTCGTACCTTTCCCAATAAGTCTCCACATTAGAAACCATTGGATTGTAAAAATAAACAACAAACGGAGCAGGCTCTCCATCTGTAGCAACCACTGGGAAGAAATTCATCGTCTTACCAGCAAGCGTTTGAAGTGTTGAATCATTCTTTAAATATGTATTTACATCATAAACACTAATTGCCATTTAGAATCCTGCCTCGTTTAAATCTGATTGAATTCTATCAATCATTTTATTTTCAATAAAATCCAATATATAATCCATATCATGTCCAGTATTATTGAATAACTGGTATTCATTAATACCATCGACACTTAAATTATAATTTCTACCATCAAATGAGAACTGAATATCAAGGTCTTCATCGCCAATTCCAAAAACGGTTACAAGATCTGCACGAATTTCATCTTTTGCAGTTTCAATAGCTTTTGCAATAATTGATTCTATTTGCATTGGTAACATGTTTATATAATCTATAACATCAGGAATATTTGTATGGACTTTAAAACCCATCATGATTGCTCCACAACTGTTCTTAAGCTTACAAGCAAATGATGTTTTTTACCATTCCAGCCAAACTTTGGCTGAACTGTAATTATTTCAAATGGGCCGGTTTCAAGAACATTTCCGTATCTATCTTTAATATTTAATACTCTTGATGATGTGATTACAGTAGCCGCATACATACCGGGCACTATCATTTGAAGAACAGGGAAAAACTCTTGATATGGGGCTGTTCTTACTTTGGTTCCAGCAGAGTACTGGTCTTCTGGTGAATTAACAATTGCTGGTATTTTTCTATCTAATTGAAAAGTATAAATCTTTTGACCAGCATCATTTGTAGTCGTAACCTTCTCATAGATATCAACAGTATGAGGGTATCTTAAGTATCCAACTGTAGCCATTACCCAATATAGTCCATTACAAAAAGTGTGTAATCCATCAGGAGTGTGTCTGCATCAATATTTCCTGTAGATTCGTAGAATGATTGTTTTGATTGCAACTTAACAATATCCAAGTCAACAGCATAAAACCCATGTCTTCTATAGGCAGAATCGTCATTCATCATATCTGCAAGAATAAGCGCTGCAGCCTGCTTTACATTCTCAGGAACAAACTGCCAGCCAAAATCGCCATAAATGCTATATGTTGTTTTTGGTTTAAACTTATTTGTATAAAGCATCACATTGACGCTATCTAACAAAGATTTCTTCCAGCGAATATAGTAAGAAGAACCAAAGTTGAAAACACCAGTTCTTACTTTTTCCAAATTCTCAAGACTTGTAGTAATATCATGAATTGTCTCTTCTTCAGTTGTGCCAACATCTGTGATAACTTTTCTAATTGTATAAATTGGCAATGGCAAATGAAGGTTTTCTGTATTGCTACCATTTAAGATCAATGTCTTTTTATTATATGGATCAAAACTTTGGCCGGTGAAAGTGTTGATGATATTTCGAACTTGTCTTTCAGACTTTTCAAATTTAGGACCAAACGATTCTTCAAGTTCTGGGTACTCTTCAAAGAATTCCTCATATGAGATGTAGGGGGTATACACATTAATAATCTGAGTCTGTGTATAGGTAGTGCCAGAAACGGCATATGTAAACTCGGCTTTGTACTTACCGCTGGAATTTAAAATGTAGATTCCAGAGGATTCCTGCCCATATGTGATTGTATAAACGCCTGTGCCTGTTCTGGTTGCACTGGTTGGACCTGAGACGAGATCACCAAACTCATGGTAAAGAGATACGGACACAGAATTTGAGGTAGGGTCAGATGGAAGGGTTAAGGTTAATGTCTTTGATGTATTTATCTTAACTTCATCCATAATATCTCCATTTTATCAGGCTTTATATTAAAACTCACCGTTTTGAATTTTATTAAGAATAACTTCTCTATTATTAAAAACTCTTTCCTGTAGATTTATATAATCCTGTCTTATTCCTGACACTTCGCTGACCTTTATAGAAAATTGATCACGATGATAAATTAAATTTTCTTTCTCAATGTCAATAAGTTCTTGAAGATTCCATAATCCTGGATTTAACTTTTCTATTGCAGACATTGTGCCAGAAGATAGTCTCTTAAATACAATATTTTTTAAATCTTCATCTATCTCTAATATTCCGTCTGGTCTTTGTCTTGCATTTTCATTTCCCATAAGATACCTTGCAATTTGCATAGGGACTTGATTATCAATATGTTGCAATTCATCTTCTGAAAAATTCATTTCTTTGATAAATTCTGAAGCTTTTTTAGAAATAAGATCCTGATTATTGAATGGTTCATCATTTGTTATAGCCCATTCTCTAATAATTTTTAAAGATTCCCAAATTGTTCTACCAATTGTTTGCTGTGGAGCATTATTTAGATGCTCTAATGTATCCTCACCAGAATTCTTGTATTCAAGATAGACTAAGTGACCAGAACCAGTGACTGATAGCACCGGCTCAAATATAAGAATATTTGCTGGGTTTTGAGCTATGGCGGGATTTGGAGGAAATGCTCTTGGTCCATACTTTCCTTGATCACATCTCCAATCTTTGTTTGGTTCTATGACTACATCAGAATTGGCAAAAGAAAAAATACCCATTGATGAATTAACTTTTTTATCATAAATATCAATAATTCTATCGATTGAATTAATTGTAATTATTTCTTTTTTATTATTACTTATTGCTATTAAATTATAATATACAGACATATTTAAAGGATTTGCCCAAGCAATAATAATTTTTCCATTTGGCATTATAAATGCGCTTGTTTTTTCAATATCAAAAAATCCAGATGGAGTATTATGAACTATTCTCAAGTTATTGACATCTGATATTGTCTTTAAGCAATAAAAAGCTTGATATCTTTTTAAATGCTCTAAATCAAAAGGTTTTACTTCAATCATTTTTTTCATTACCATACATATATATTATCACGGAGGTCCATAATATTGAAAAGCAACATAACCACTGCTTCCAGATGTTGACTGAGTGGTGATATTGCCATCATTTACTAAGATTCCAGTTCCACCAATTCCATAACCACCTGTTGGTGGTCCACCAACAGAAGCGGTGCCAGCAACAGTATCTTCTCTAGCGGCTCCTCCACCGCCTGCTCCACCATATACACCATAGACTGATGAATAAGTTGAGGAACCTCCAGTGCCTCCATATGCGTAATTATTATTAAGATCGCCAACTGCACCATTACCACCAGTTCCAGCAGAACCACCACCACCGCCTGTTGCAAAGAGGTAAACAGAGACTGGTGTTGCACCACCTGAATTTCCTGAAAACTCTGCATTATTGCCTCTGCCAAACCCATTACCAGACACTCCAGTGTTTAATCCTTTGCTTCCAATTATTGAAGTAAATGATGAACCTGTAATGCTCGAATCTTCTCCATTATTACCTCCATACTCTCCACCATATCCACCACCACCAACGACCACTGATAATGTCAAGCTTGATGCATTATTAAATGCCCTACTGGATACTGACGCAACACCACCTCCACCGCCTGAGCCGTATGCATATCCACCAGCACCACCACCGACAACAAACGCATTAAGAATTGATGGGATAACTGTAGAACCACCAGTTGGGGTTATTGTCGGAATAGCAATAGTATCTGAACCAGAGGTTGTTTTTGTATATGTTTTAAGAGACCATGTCGTAAATGTTGTATTATTAGTTACAACACCTCCTGGAGCTGCCGAATTGTAAGCAATAGCACGAATATAATATAAAGTTCCTACTGAAAGACCTGTTTGATTAACATAGACAGATTGACTACTACCTATTAAGCCCTCTACGGAAACAGTATCTGTCCATGTAGAGCCATTAGTGCTAAATTGAAATTTAACATCAGTTGGAGTATTGTTTGGATTAACTGTCGCATTAAATGTTGCTCTATTTTGATTAAAGTTAGTAACAGTGCTTATTGAAATAGTTGGAGGAGTTGCCTGTGGAGCACTACTTGCTACAATTCCTAAATGCCTCATGATGCAACAATGTCACCTATAATAATCCATTCTCCGACAGCCATTTTGACAAAAGAACAAGCCGCTTTTGTAACTCTTATTTTTGGAGTTGCACCAACTGAAGATTCATAGATAATACTTCCACTTGCTGCACTAAATTGAACATCGGCATTTAGTCTCAAGAAATCGACTTGGGCACCTACAGGGATTTTATTATCTTCCGCTTCAGAAAGCGTAATGTACTGAGTAGAGCCTGAATAGCAATAAAACATAGAACCCATATCTTTTGCGGTAAGAGCAATGTTTGAGTTAGTTTGAACTACTCTTTGATATTTACCTTGATCTCTTGATGGGTAATATTTTATTCCAGACATGATTATATTATACCTTTTCAGCCGTTAAGCCGATAAATCTCCAATTGCAACCCATGTGTTTGCTGCTCTTTTAATTAAAGTAGCAGCAGACCATTGAAGTCTTAATTTTAGACCACTAGCTCTATTAATTGTAACACCAGAGGCGGGTACAATTGTTGTTTGACCAGAACCAACTTGGAGAATATCAATAGATGTTCCAACAGGGAAGTTAACTGTATTGTCAGCAGGAACTGTTAAGTTATTCGCTGAACCAACATTCATTTCTACCATCTTCCCAGAATCAGAAAGAGCCAAGGTATAATTCCCTGTTTGAGCGTTAAAAGTCACTTCATTTAAAGCAATAGTGCCATTTGCATCAGGAATATTTATAGATCTGTTTGAGGTCTGTACTGGTGATAATGTTGTTGTGTAACTTGGACCAGTTAATGTCAAATTTCCAGAAATGTCCATTGAACCAAAAACAACAACTGTACCGTCTCCTGGTGTTCCAGATGTGCTTGTATACATTGTTATATTGTTAGGAGCATCAATACTCTCTGTTGTAACTGCTCCAAAAGATACAAAATCTGTTGTACCTACTGACTGACCAATTGAAATAGTTGCAGTTGATCCTTCTCCCGGTGTATGAGATATTGTAATACCTGTTCCCGCTGAAACATTTGACATATAGTTGCCTACAGTATCTGTTCCAAGATTTATTGGATCATTGACCCAAACTGTTCCGTTATATTTAAGAAAATCGCCAGATGCCAGTGTGTTAGAAATAAGGACATTATGTAATTCATCAAGTTCATAACCATTTTGAGGAGCAACAAATATAATTCCATTATTAGTCGCACGAATTACTGTTCCTATAAAAACTAAGTGTTCTGGTGCAGTTGGCTTTGTCTTAGTAAAAGCGCCATCTTCTCCAAGCCACAAAATATCACCAGCAGTATAGCCAACACTTAAATCAAGACCATCAACATAGCCCAAAGTTACAATTGGTCCATTTGAGTTGGATGTTATATTTGCTCCTGCAACACCAATAATTGTTGCAGAGGTCGTGTCAGAATCATTATCTGCTCTTTTAACTTTTGCATGATCACCAGTTGAACCGCTCACATAAACAACTGTTCCAGTTGTTATCGTTGTAAGTTCATCATTTCTTGCTAAGACAACATCTGAAGCAAATGAGTTAACCCAATTTGTACCATTATATGTAAGAGTTTGAAATTCTTCTGGAGAATTAATTACAACATCAGATAAGGAATCTAAAGAGCCGCTTGAACCAAATTCAACAATTACATTTGAAGAATTTTTATAAAATAATTTTCCATCGGCATAGTTAATACCCAACTCGCCATATTCAAGGGAGGCGGGAACATTAGAAGCAGTGCCTGAGTTTTTAATTTTAATGGTATTAGCCATTACTTCCTCCTATTAGAAAGTACCGCCATCTACTGTATCAGACCAAGCAGGTACGCCACCTACAACTTTAAGGAATTGTCCAGCAGTTCCAATACCAAGTTTTGAAAGTGTATTTCCAGATGAGGAATAGATTAAGTCACCAGTTGTGTATGATGTTAACCCAGTACCGCCATATGTTGAGCCAATCGCTGTACCATTCCATACACCAGTTGCAATTGTTCCAACAGATGTTAGGCTTGAGTTCACAACTGTTGAACCGAGAGTCGTATTGGAAAGAACTGAAGTTCCACCAATTTCAAATACTTTACCGGCCAAAAGATTCAAGTTTTCAGATGAAGTCCATGCATCTGTTGCATCCACCCAGTTGAATGTCTTGTTTGTTGCACCAAGCACTGTAACACCAGCACCATCTGCTGTTGTGTCTGATGGAGTAGAAACATTTGCAAGAACAATATTCTTATCCTCGACAACCAAGGTTGATGTATTAAGGGTCGTAGTATTTCCATTAACAACAAGATCACCAGTGATGGTGAGAGTATTACCGATTGTCACATCATCTGGAAGACCGATTGTTACTGCCCCAGTCCAAGGACCAGTGCCTGTTCCAGACACAGTAATTTCGTTAGAAGTCCCAGTAATGCTGACAACGCCATCGTTTGCAATTGTCAAAGTATTGGCATTGTCATCATATGTCTTAGTAATGCCTGTTCCAGCAACAATGTATGTATTAGCAGCATCTTGAGCAGCTTCAGCAAAATCAGAAACTTGGCTTGCAAGAATTGAAACAGCGCTATTTGAAGCTGCTGTTAGGCGACCTTGAGCATCAACAGTAAAGGTAGCAATTGTATTTGCATTACCATAACCACCAGCAGTAACCGTTGTATTGTCAAGATTCAAAGTAAGGGTATCTGTCGCACTGGCGACAGATGATAGACCAGTACCACCAGAAATTGTAAGAGTATCACTCAAACTAACGGTTTGGCTTGAACCACTATCTCCAGCAACTGTGATTGAACCGCTTACACCCGACACTGCTTGGTCAACATAAAGTTTTGTAGCAGCATGTGTGTTGGCAGTTGGGGTTGGAACAACTACTGTTCCTGTAAATTCTTTATTGCCGGTTATTGTTTGGACACCAGAAAGGCTTACATACGCACCAACACCAGCAATTGCTTGAACTGTGGTGGCTGTTCCTCCTGCTCCTCCAGTTCCTTTACCGTAGTAAAGAACATCATCGACTTCATTATATGCAAGTTCTGCATTCTCAAGTGAAGCGGGAGCACCAGCGTTTCCTGATGCTCTTCTTTTAATTCTAATTGTATTTGCCATTAATAATTTCCTCCGTCTAATAGCGTGTTTGCAATTGAATGGACATGATCCGCTCTACTTGCAAGTTCTAAAACACCAGAACTTCCTGTTCTGGCTATGTCAGATGGCGTTGCATCTGATAATGTTAAAATCCTTTCCAATGTAATTGTTGCAGGAGCCGCAAGTATTGTTGTTACATCACCGTTCTGTACATTTAGTACCGTAGTATCACTGTCGGATACAGTAACATTTGTAATGTCACCAGTTACTACCCTTAATGTTGTTATATCAGACACGACTTACTTCTCCTGTTACAGTTACTTTGCCTCCCATTAATGTTGTTATAGTAGCACCATTAGTTTCTTGCAAATCATAATAGTATATACCAGTATTGATATTTGATGTTTCAGAAGCTGTCATAGACATTGTTAAAACACCATTGGCAGCATTTGTTATTGCAGTTGTAAAACTTGCAATAACAGTTTCTGAGGCTTTTGATTTTCTAATTTGCGATACATAAGTTCTTCCGGTTATGTTTATAGCACTATTTGCACTATTACGAATATTTACCTGATGGGTGTAAGAATCACCCTTATATACCGTTATATCTCTTTCTCCAGCCATTTTTTAACAATCACATTCCTCGCAACCACAATCGCATTGTTCAACACATTCACAACCGCAATCGCATGATTTATTTCTAGTCATTTTAAACTCCTATTTAGCAGGTTTTGGAAGTGACTTCCAAGCTGCTTCCATTTTTGCTGCATCTGTTGCGAATTCCTGTTCAAATTCCAAATGCAACCACTGGCCACCAAAACTTCCAGCATTGTCTTTTTCATTATAAATCTTAACTGATTTTGGATCAGTTCCTTCACCACGACTACAGCGATAACCACGGCCATAACCCGGCTTTCCATCTTTTGCATTTGCATCAAATGCATAGTCATGAATTTCTACAATTCCTAATTCTTTAGTATGCTTAAGGAACCACTCCCACATTTCAAGTCCAGTCTTACGATCTGGATAACCAATATCACATGCAGCTCCTGTTGCATGAACGCTTAACCATTTTTCCATGCCCGGATCTCCAATCTTCTTACCAGCAGTGTGAGAGTTTCTCATTAATCTTGGGGAATAAATTCCCATATTGGTTGCCTTCCATCTACGACCACAAGCCATAACAAACCACTCAACACCAGCACCAGCTTTCTTACCATCAAATGCAGGATAATATGGATACTTTCTTGGCATTATTTTCCTTCCTCAGTACGACCAAAAGCAGCATCTTTTGGATTTAAGTAACGCATAATTACAGGAAGAGCAGCAGCCCAAAGAGCATTTAATGCTAATTTCCAATCTTGTGTTGCAACATATGTTGATACTGCTGCACCAAGAACGCTTCTGCCATATGAGGCAAGCAAAGCCTTATTCTTATCTGAAAGTTTCATGTTTAATCTCCTTTGTGATATAAAATCACTTAAAAACATTATACATTAGTCTTGTTCATCAGGCTTACTTTTTGCTTTGCTAAAAATTGACTCTATCTCTTTATCATCAAGTTTCCCATCATCAAGGAAAGCATTGGCTAGTCCTTCTACCACTTTTGCAACTCCACCAATTCCAGCCATAAAAATAGCCTTTGGTAGACTTACTCCAGCAACAGCGCCAGCCCCGATGACACCTAGACCAGAGGCTCCGAATACAGCAAGTATTCTAAGAAGAATATTATTTAAATTTTTCATTTTTCCTCCAATAATGAAAGGCCATAAAAGAATGCTCCTATCATTAAAATTAAAATTGCCAAAAACATTTTTGGCAAGAATCCACCACCAGTTTCTGGTAGTTTGCCATGACTATGGGTACTATGATCATGAACCGTTGTAGTGGTTGCTGAAACCGCTGGCAAAGTCGTGGTTGTTAATTCAGTTGTGGTTGTTAACTGAACGGTTGTTGATGGTGCTAATGTCGTAGTTGGAGCAACCGTTGTCGTTGGAGGATTCCAAGAAACAGTTGCTGATACGGTTTTTGCTACTCCATTAACAGTTGCTGTAGCGGTATAAACAGCAGTACCAACAGAGTTTGTCCTGACAGTAATTATTGCTATACCGCTTGAATTTGTAACAGCTGTAAGTGTTTGACCAGCATCTGGTCCACTACTTACTGTTACAGTAACAGTAACTCCTGCCTGTGGAACACCGGCAAGTGTTTGTGCTGTTGCAGTAATTGTTAAATCCTCACCAGCATTTGGGTTCTGTGGAGATATTGCCAATGTAAAAGAACTTGGCAACGAAACAGATCCACCACCAATTGAAACGGCTTTTCTAGTGCTCGACATTGTTGGATATGGATAATCAACAAGAGTTTTAAGTGTTCCAACATTGCCAGTAAAGTATCCATGCCAGCAAGCTGCAACAATTGTGTTATTTAAATTAAAATCTGAAATGCCGTCAGATGTTGCTTCTGGACCACCATTGCAACCTCCATTGTTATAAACAGCACTCGGAAGAAGTGCTGTAAGCCAGCCATATGTTCCGTTATTTGCAAATAAACCACCACCAGAGTTTACAAAGTCAGCAATTTTTTCTGCATTATTTGTGAATAATGTTTCTTTTGATGCACTTCTTGACCAGTTGTCTGGGATCCAGATAAGGGCTGGTGTTGCAGATGTTATAGTCGTTGAAAAAAAGGAACTTATCTGTGCATCTGTCGTATAAAAATCAACAGATGGCGCAGTGGTGAATTCACCAAGATACTCAGGAAGTTTTGATGCCCAAGAAGCACCGCAAGAGTTATTTCCTCCATTAGAACCTAAGATAGCAATGTGTCCATTGTTTGGATTTATCGCACCATCATGGACTTTCTTTAGAACTCTAGCAATGTATAGACCTGTTGATTCATAACCAGAGTGACAAACTGGGTCCATACCATCAAGAACAATTGGACCACCTCCAGTTGCTTTGGCTCCTCCAACAAGTTGAACAACTGAGTTATTGGTTGGCCAAGGAACAAATAGGCTCAGTGCAGTCACAATAGATAACCCATAAATTAATTTATAAATTTTATTCTTCATTATCATCCTTCTTAATAATTGTTCCAAACATATGAACCACAAAAGCTCCTACTGTGAGCCATAAACCATAAGTTCTTGTTTGACCAGATAATGTAATAATTACAATTACACCTCCAGATATAGTCCACGCAAGAGCGTGAAGTTCTTTTAGTATTTTTTTTACCATTATTTTCTCCTAGATCGTCTGTTACTACGATCTTCATTTGAACCAGCATCTCCTGATGGTCCACCGCCTCCCGATGGGCTACTGCTAGGGGCACTAGGAGTGCCTCCAGAGGGCATAGGAGCCGTTGTAAGCGTTGTTGTAAGGGCAGTTACAGCAATGACAGCCCTTCTTGTTTTTACATCTACATTTGATCCTGTAGGAACATACTCATCTAGGCCTTCTCCGAATATGTCAATCTCATCCTCAAATGCTTCTTTAACCTCTGCTGGTGCATCTGACATTGCCTCAACAAGCGCTGCTTCTTCTTGTGGTGAAAGTTCCGAAACTTCTATTTCTTGAAAAATTTCTTTTGCTTCTTCGCCAGTAATAGCATTTAAAATTTCTGGATTGCTGGATAGTTCTTTTGCCTCTTCAGAATCAACACCATTAGAAATAATGTTTTCAATAGCAGCAACAATTTCTTCTTTTGTTAAATTTTCTGTATTTTTGATTAATTCAGAAACTTCTTTTTCTAATGTTTTAGGAACTTCTGCTGTAGTTGTTGTAGTTATTTCAGGAATCGTTGTCGTTGTAGTAGTTGTGCTTGTTGTAGTGGTCACTAATGTAGTTGAGGTTGTTGTTGGTTCAAGAGTTGTTGTTGTTTCTGGAACCGTTGTTGTTTCTGGGACTGTTGTTGTACTCGTAGTAGTGGTACTTGTAGTAGTGGTAGTTGTGGTAGTTGTCGTTGGTACAAAAGCTTGTCTTGTAAAAGCTGATTCTGGAACAATTGCCCATTCCCCATTAACCAACCACCAAAGTTGAACCCAAGCTCCTCCTCCATTTTCATAAAACCAAAGCGTTATCTCTTTCGAAACTCCTGCTTCAAATGAAATAGGCTCAGAGACACTTCCTCCACCACCCTTATCCCACCAGTCATAAGTAATTTGTTGCCCATCTAAGTAGAGAATTGTCCCATCGTCTGCTTGAGCCATAAATGAAATATCCTGTGATATTTCAGATGTTATAAAACCTTCATACTTAATTACGAAATCCTCATATAAATCAAGAACTGGTATCTGATCAAAATAATGTTCTATTTTTGATGTTGTATAAGTGCCAAAAACTTCAGTTGTTGGAGGGACTGGAGGAGACGAATTAAAATCATTATTAGTGGTTAGATTATTGTAAACAGTAACAAAAAGACCCGGTTCAATATCTGCATTTGCAGGAGATGAGAAAAAGCCCAAAACAAGAACAGGGGTTATTATCCAAGAACCTTTTCTAAACCTTAATCTTCTCACATAACAATAATACTTTATTAAGAGTTAAACAACATACTCAACGCCGCTTATCACCAACGATGCTGTTGCTGCATTACTCGTAATATATATTGATGAGTTAGCATTTAAAACAATTGATGTGTCGTATGTCAATGTTTCTCCACTGAGAATCGTAGCGTTGCTAAAAATTTGATTATTTGCAACAGCCGATCCTCCTGCTGGAATTATGTGAATATTTGAAGTGATTGTGCTTGCTCCGGTATTGCAGATATTTATATTCTTAACAATTGCATATCCACCAGAATTTGATGTTATTGTATATACATTACCTGTTTGGGTATTTCCAATATAAAGATTTTTTGGTATTAAATTAGGCATTAGACCCCCATCCAATTTAAGATTTCAGTATCATATACTGTTGTATTCATATCTTGAACAACAACAGCATCAAGAACATGATCAACATATTCTCCTGAAGTATGAGCAGTCGCTGTTGTTCCATCAAAACCTCTTTGTTCAATTGTGAAAGAATTTGCACTTCTAGTCGATATTAGAATTTTTTCTTCAGATGGAGTTCCACGACCTATTGAGATAACAAACTGATTGTTTGCTCCTGTAGGAAATGTTGAACCATCTACTACTGAAAAAGAGGTAGAAACATTTGATATATTTGCAGATAATGTTGTTGTTAAAGCATTTCCTACAAATTCTCTCCTGATCATAAAACCACCTTAGTTGAGAGAAATACTCAAGTCGCCAGAGGCTATTCTTAAAGTATCTCCAGAAGTAACAGAGCGACTGCTTGTTAAAGAACCATAAACAAGGATATTGCCAGAGGTCAATGCGTCACAGACAGCAACAGCAACAACCGTTGCTGTTGGCATTCCTGTAAAGTCAACATTGGCACTATTGGTTGCTGTTCCGCTTGATGAAGCGTTGAAAGACACAGCTTTTCTTGCATAAGAACCACCAGATACTTCAGTACCAGAAGTGCTATCTGTTGGTGCAACAGTATACAATGCCAAATAAACAGTTGGCATTGTGTATGAAGTCGTACCAAGAATATGATCGAGAACCTTATTCTCTAAATAGTTACTAAGGTTTCCGGCCATAATTAATTCTCCTTGTTTTTAAGAAAATCTTCAATCTCAAATGGATCAGCTATTCTAAAATTATCTAATTCTAGCAATCTGCTCGCTATCTCAGAAGAAACTTCCTGAATATGATTATCTCTTGTAAAAGTAACATCATGTGATGTATAGGATGCTCCAGATTCAAAAACAATAATTACATTATCACTCTGAACTGTTTCAACAACCTTTGCTTCTTTTTTTGGAGCAGCTGCTTTTTTTGGAGCAGCTTTTTTTACAGGCTTCTCTTCTTTATTATTCAAATCTTCTGATTTAATTACATTGTCAGTCATAACTTATAGGATACCATATTTTCTTAATAAATGCGAAATGGGGAGGTTTTTACACCTCCCCAAATCACAATTTGTTTTAAATCAAATTACAGTGAACGCAACTTAACATTCTTACCGATTACATATGAATCAGCATTTTCGATGTTGCTTGCAACTCTCATGTACTGAGTGTACTCAATTGTGTCGGTCTTTGGCTTGAACTGACGGTAAACAGTAATGTCACGGTGGATACCAATAACACGGTTGTTCGGGAAGGTCAACTCAACGAAACCATGCGAACCGCTGGTGCCTGAGTAGTCACCTGCTGCTGCTTCTGGCATAAGAGGAACCTCAAGCAATGGAATACCAAATGGTGAGATACCAGTTGAACCTGGACCACCATTTGCTCGCATTGCGCCCTGCAAAAATGCCATGTCACCAACGGTTGATGCTGGTGATGGTGCGCCTGCTGTTGCTGGCGTTGCAGAGTTTGGATTTCCAAGGCTGTAGATCGTATCTTGTACGAGTCCGGAACCAGAGAAGAATCTCAACTCATTTCTGCGCTGCAAATACTTTGTTGGCAAGTTACGAAGAATACGGTCATATGTTGCTCTGGAAACATTGTTTCCTCCTTCGTCAACAACACGACCATTGCTTCGTGCAAGCTTGTTAAAACCATCAAGTGCCTTCAAAAGACCGTTGTTGGAAGATGTATTACCATTGATGAACAAATCGTCAAGGTCATTGGCTGTTTGACGAGCCATGATCTGAGCAATATGGTCTTCAAGGGATGCACCCTCAATATTGTCCTCAAGTGACTCTGTTGAGATTGCCCAGTCAAGACGCAACTTAACTGTGCTCAAAGAGACCTTGGTGAATGTGACAGCGGCATTGGAACCAGTGTCTGTTGCTTCGGTTGCCTTTGAAAGCAAACGAGTACCAACGGAAACCTTGTCGATTTCCATTTGTGGTGTACGCATGCGAACGACTCTTGCGTTCTGCATTAATACGGACTGATCAATAACATAATCAAGGAAGCGGTTAGACTGTGCTGGCTTCATTAAGCCGCCAGAGTCATTACCTACTACGCTTGTTGTTACTTCATCAGCTTTCGATAGAATTTCTTCTTGTGATGCCATATATTTTACTCCTCCTACTTATGACTCATAACCCAAAACGCCAATGACGCTTTGTGGTAAATACATGTTGCCCCAGAAAGACTTGTCTTGAGACTTTGTGATGGTCTCTTCCTCTTCGTCTTCCTCTGGATCAACGCTCTTTTTGATAGCACCAGCGTTAGCAAACTTGGTAACTTGCTCTTCAGTTTCTGCGAGAGCTTTTTCTGCTGCATCTAATTTTTCTTGAAGTTCAGCGGAGCTGGCTTCAAATCCCTTTGTGATGGTGTCGATTTTTTCTTGAACAGATGCTTCAATCTCTTCTTTAATTGAAGTAGCGAAGGTATCCAGTTTTTCGTCAACCACAGCACCGAGGGCTTCTTTAAGGATTTCAATATCCATTTCTTCCTCCTGTGTGTTTTCAGTTACTTCAACTTCAGTTGAAGCATTTTCTTGAACATCCGGAACAAGCCAATTAACCATTCTTTTAATTAGAGAAAGCTTGTTAATTTCTTGTTCATTCATGTTAAAGACCTTATCATAGTTTACATCATTTTGCAATGAATTGTCTTGCATTTTAAGCAATTCTGATTCTTCTTCCATTTTATTAATAGAAGCAAGAAGTTGATTAAGCATCATTGTCATAGAATCTTCTTCTTCTGAACCTTCAGATTCTTCTTCAACTTCTGTTTCTACTGATATTGTCTCATCAGAAGATAAAGTTGCGTTTAATTGCCAATGCAGTTTTTGATGCATATCAATACGACCTGCTAAATAGTCAGCAACACCTTGCTCGTTTTCTTTACTAGCAACATCAAATGCCATCTTCAAGACTTCAACATACGCACCATTTTTGTCATATAAATCAGCGGCAAGTCTTCTTGCATTTGTTGTATCACTTGCATCTTCAAAAGAAGCAGCATCTTCCATCTCTGAAAGAGTCAAAGGAAAACCACCGACTTTACGGATATTCTCTGCAAGTGGATCAACTGCTCCATATGTTTCTTCATAAATTTCACCAAAAAGTTCATGAAATTCACTAAAATCAATACCTTGCACATTCCAATGAGCTCGTTGTGCTGAAAAAGACAACACAACAGTATCTGACAAAACTTTCTGGAGGGCTTTGATTGTTGCAGGTTTAGCCTGAACACTCTTCTTCATAGTTTCCTCCTTTTTCTTTTTCTTATTTGGAATTGTTGGAGTTGCAAAACGATTACCTTGCTCTGGGTTTTTAATTCCTGAACCCATGCCGGAGGCCGTCACCTCTCCTTCCTTCTTCATATTCTTCTCTTTAGTGTTCTGATATCTTTCAAGAAGTCTGCGACCTTTTGCAGCAAGCGCTGCAGCATCCTGCATATTTTGAGGAACAGGCTCTCCCCAAGCCGCAGCAGATAATGCCAATCTTGTTGGCTCACCATTTGGCTTCTTCATTGGGCCGGATGGATTAGTAAAAAATCTTGTTAAGAAAGAACCTTTTCTACGCATCTTTTCTGGCGTATCTGCTGCTCCTTTCACACCCGGCTTTAGGTTTGCACCCTCTGTCTGCTTAAAATGTCTACGACCTGCAGCAGTAAGACCACCCTTGGGATCTTTAAGAGGCTGTTTTGCCTTTTCTAAATCAAAGTCAAGATCCTCGATTACATCTAGAATGTAATCAAGATTGCCATCGATATCCATTTTTACAATATCAACAATTGCAAGCGCATTTGCTGGATTATCAACCAAACTCAACTCACCCAAAGTATATTTCTTAATAACATTGGCCGGTCTACCTCTAAACATCTTTTCAGTTGATTCAGCTTTTTCAACAATTTTTCCGCCAATAGAAAATGCTTTTAAAGTTCCATCAAGAATTTTTTCCCAAGTATTCTGGGCACCTTTAGAAATATAAGCACTGACTTTAATAGCCTTGTACTTTTCTCCATCTTCACCTGTAATTTCTACAGGCTCATAACTGATAGCCTTACCTACAGCGATAGGGGCATGCATCTCACGGATGTTGCCTCCCCAGTTCTTAAATGCCTCAAGAGATGCATTGAATTCAACAATATCTCCCGATTTGTCTATATTGTCAGCAGTAGCAATACCGCTTACAATTCTTTCCTCTTTTTTGATCATATCAATTGGGAAAGATAAATTAAAATTTTCCATAAAGACCTCGTAATTAATAATTATACATCAAAAAATATATAATTAACCAAGTGCATACATAGATAATGTGACATTGGCGGTTAATACTTGGAATTTTGTGTAATCTCCATCAAATACATTATAAAAATGTGCTTCAGATTGACCATGACCAATCTTTACAGTGAATTTACCATTAAGCTTAACTTCTGCATAATCTGCCGACTGGTTCATAAATCCAATTTGTGATGTGTGACGACCAATGCTCACTTCACCATCTGTGCTGTCAACATCTGCCATCGCAAACACCATTGTCTGACCTTCTGCCATTTAATTTCCTCCTTGTGTAGAATTGTCTACATTTTCGCCAGAATCTTGATTCTGACCTCTCTCTGCTTGATCTCCACTTTCTCTTGAGCCAGTTGGTTCTGAACCAGAATCTGCTCTTGATTTTGGTGGATTACTTGCAGCATTATTGGAATTACCAACTGGTGCTCCAGCGGATTCATCCTTTTTAACCTTTGTTGGGTAAGGCAAAACCTCATCTCCACCAGTTTTTTCTGGAAGACCGATCTTTGCACGAACTTCGTTTGGACTTACGACTTCTGTTCTTAAATATCTATCGTAAATTCTTGATTCCATATCCTCGTCAAGCAAGTCAATCTTCTTTAATTTAAATTGAAGCATGTCAGTAAATTCACTAAGTAGTCTGTTAATCTTTTTTTCAATTACTGCTTGATCTGGACCAATAACTTGAATCTTAAATGTTTTATCTGCATCTCTAGAGACAGCTAGGTTTGCGTTATCATAGACACCGACCTTTGGTGCTGGGACTCTATTTGCAATAAGAATTTCATCACGATTAGACTTTCTATATTTATCAAAAGAGGCATCCTGAATACCGGCTTCAAGTTTTTCAAACTTAATATCTGAATCGCTTCCAATGCTTGCAGGAATTGGAACTACGAGTGTTCCATGATTTCTGCCTTTAACTTCTGTTCTAAAATAATTAACAAGTTCTAACTTTGACTTATTACTTAATTTAGCACCCTTAAGAATGATTGCATAACGAGGAATAGCTTTGTTTTCAAAGTAATCAATGTTATATTCTTTTGCAAATTTATCTCCAATAATTGCTGCTGCAGCTGACACTGCTGGCGGAATTCCATAGTATGTACTATTTGGAGAATACATTTTAAAATGAATGATTTCGTTTGGTGATGGATCACCGTTAATAGGATCTTCCATTTCTAAATCTTGGAAATTTCTGAAGAAAACAGCTTGAATTTTATTAGCTCTTGATAACTGAACGAAGCCATCACGCTTTCTTCTTACACGAACCATCGTTGCTGGAATATGACCGATGTAGCCAATTTTGCCAGCATTATTTCTTCCGACCTCAAGGTAACCATTTCCAACTGTCAGACAATCTTGCCATACACGAATCATTGTTTCAATAAGTGTTTCTTCAACATTGAAACTTTCAAACAATTCATCAAGTTCTTCACGAAGATCTTGAAGCTCTTTTCTTGTTCTTTCAAGTTTTGCTGGATTATCTTGGGCTTTTTCAATCTTTCTTCTAGACTTTAATGTTTCAACAAACTCATAACCAAGACCGACTGTATTCATAACTCTTGCATTAATTGACGCATAATGGATAGCGCTTTGATCGTAGAGTTTTGCAAGGTTATCCAAGTCATATGGAGGATTTACAATATCCCATAAAGAATAGCCATTGATAACTTCTGGGTCCAAATATTTTGACTTGGTACCATCTTCACCTTCATGTCTTTTTTGAAGCCTCATAGCTTTTCTCTTCATTTTTGGAGAAAGGCTATCTATTTTAATCATAGAAAATGGATCTATAGATTCTTCTTTTGAATTAATTGAGATATATGAAATATCCTCAATTTCTTCAACAGCATCGTTCTCTACATGGGTCATACGATTATCCAAAACAATTACCTCTTAAAATACTCATCAAAAAGGTCTTCATAAGGATCAGCAACAAGACCGTTTGCAAGACGCTCTGCTTGGTCATCCCTTTCAGAAGCAGAAATTTTTCTTGCTCCTGGAATCCATTTGACATGACCTACTTCGCTTCCAGTCCAATATTTTGCAGCTTCAGCAACTCTTTTCTCAATTGCAGGATCGTCAACAAGACCTTCTGCTGACAGAACTCCATCACCATCGGTCAATGGAAGACCATCTTCTTTAATCCAAATGCAAACACCAAAAGTTCTCTCAGGAACCCAAATGTTTTTACTTTTAATCATATCCGAACTCATATGTGTACAATTCTACATCAATTTTTATATTTTATCTACATGCTCTGTACATTTTTATTAGAAATGTATCAAGAATTGTCCTTAATGAGTTTAATCTCACAAGCATCAGTGGTGCAATAACTTTCTCCAACAGCATCTGCTGCCATTCCTGCATATACACCAGCAAAGTCAATTGGGAATAATTTCATCAATCCATTTTCACGATATTCATCTTCAGTAATTTGTGTATACGGCATTTGAGGATAGGTGAAATTTCCTTGAGGCAAGAATGAAACTGTTTTCAACTGACCGTCATACATATGAAGAACAGTTCCAATGTACTGCTTCTCAGTATCTGAATCAAATGAGATTGTTACTGAAACTGAATTATCTGACCAATACCTCTGAGCAACAGATGCAATAGCCATCTTTTCAAAAATAGTTACATCTTTTTCAGAACGCTTTGCATCAGACTTAATCGGGAAAAATACAACACTTGTTGTGTCTGGAGACTCTGAGGCTGGCTCAACTCTATAGTTAGCCATCTTGAAAAGAGGCAACATTGGGTCGTCATTAGCAAAACGGATTGCACGAAGGAAGTATTCCCCACCCGGAGTCCAGTGAACCCCTGGAGATTCTCCAGCAAGAATAGAAACTGTTCCAGAAGGCTTAACAGTTGTCATCTTGATTGATTCACGAATACCAAACCATTCAGAATAGATATTGTCATATCTCTTAATAACATCATATCCACTATCCATCCATTCACGAAGAACAGGGATGCCGTGAATATCAGCAAAGTTGGCAATACCTGACATTGATGTTCCGATACGGCGATTGCGTTGCATAATTGCATTTGTCTTTTCCCAATGTGTTGGAAGAAGAGTTACTGTCTTTGCGTAGAGGTATGCAAACTTTAAAGTACGCTTATAGTCTTCAAGTGACTCATGGCGATTTAAATAAGTTTCAACGAGCGTACAACACTCATAGGACTCAAGAGACTGCTCTGCACAGGGGTTATACCCAGCAACACGCCAATCCTTGTTATTTGGCGGATCAATTAGACGACCATACTTTCTGGACATATCTAGCCATATAACACCCGGCTCACCATTAAGAGCAATGTTTTCTACTAGATGAGATAAATCATTACCAACAAAGGTTTCTACAGAGTTATTACTCATCCAAGCCCAGCCCGGATTTTCCGGATCATAAGAGTTTCTTTCTGGGAAAATTTCTGAGTTTTTGAGATTTAGGAATTCTTGGTCATCATGACGACCAATAAGAAGTTCTGCGGAACGGCGAACATTCCCAGATACAACACAAACACCGATTAGATTACCAATGTCTGCAATGTCTTTTCTTGTAAGTTTTTCACCAGCACGACCATCAAACATTTTGCGGATTGCATTATGAAGTTTGATAAGAGGCTCTGGTCCAGATGCTGTTCCACCAAAAGTCTGAATTGGTGTGCCAAATGGTCTGATTTGGCTGTAATCAAATTTAATAACATTCTGCTCTGGTTTTAAGTAAGAATTGATCAATTCAACTGTTGAGTCTTTCCATCCCTCTCTGCTGTCCTCAATGATTTGAAGGATTTCAGTCTTGCTTGGTTCATGAATAGTAAAATCCTTATCAGCACCTTTATCATCAAAACCTACACCTACACCAAGCATTGATGCTTCCATCAAGAATGCAAAAGGTTCTGCTGGATTATCTTTAGACATTTCAGATGTAGAAACAAAAGCACAATTCTGAAGAGCTGCTGAGTTTTTATGCACATTGACTAAAGGTGTGCCCATGATCCAAAGTCCACGACCGGGTGGTGTCCACTTAAGATTAAACAAACGATCAAAAGCTTCTTTAGCACTTGCTTGTGCTTTTACACCATTCCAAGGTAAACGATTCTTTTTACAATGATCTTTCTGTAAAGAATACATACCATTGATGACACGCTCACAAACATCAACCCATGTTTCTTTTGTACCATCAGACTTTTTACGAGAATATGTCCTCAAAAAAGTAATTTCGCCAACTGAATTGCCAGCAGCATCCTTATAACCAAAAGGTGGTTTTTTGTCTCTATATAAAGATACAAAATCATCACTCAATTTAAAAGAAAAAATTCCATCGCTGGAAGAACCTAACACCATAACAAACTCCTTAAAAGATAGATAACAATATTATCAAATCAAAAATAAACTTCAAGAGTTATTACTTAGGTGTAATATTTCTTTTCGAACTCTTGGAGTCTGGACAGAATCATATCAGCAACTGACTCCCAAGAATGGTTTTGGTGGATTATTTTTGCTGAATTAAATGCAGATTTCTTAAACAGATCATATTCATTTGTGACATTCTGCATGTGCATAACCAATTCGTCAAAATCCGGAATTGCCCAATCCCCTGTGTCAATACTGTAAGCATGGCTATTGAAAGTTGCTTCACCGTATTCAGCACTGAGGGGTATTCCATAATGAGCAAAGTCTGCACAGCCTGTTAGGTTAGTTACAATTGTTGGTAGACCAGTAGCCATTGCTTCAAAAGGAATCATTCCGAAACCCTCTCCGCTTGTTGGATAAACTAAGCAATGACATTTATTGTACAACTGAATAATCTCATCATTAGATAAAATATCTGGAATACCTATAATCTGAGGATGCTGATCAGCTGATACCAATCTACCATCTAGATAGATTTCTGCAAAGCAGAACTTATTGTATTTAAGAATTAATCTATAATCATCATTACCATCAAATAACTCTAGAAAAGCATCAACAACAAGTTGAGCGTTTTTTCTTTTAGAGTCTCCACCTATATGTAGGAAATTAAATTTATCAGATAATTCTCTTTCATATATTTTAAAGTCTTCAGAAATACCATGAGGTATTACATGAATATCATTTTTAACACCGTTGTTTATATAAACATCTTTTACAAAATTAGATGTTGTCCAAATTTCATTACAAATATTCATATTGTATAACCAACCTTCTGGGATCTTGGTAGACTCCCAAGGTGTATAGCCAATATTATATGCATTAGATAATTGATAATAGTAAGGCTGACAAAAGTTAATATGAAATGGAATATCTGGATTATTAAAGAATACAGCTGTCTCTTTTTGTTGAAGAGCAGTAATCATGCTAACTGCAGCATTTGTATATCCTTGACTAGACCATAGAGCGCCACTAATGTCTGTACTCTGTACACTGAACCAACTTATTTTTTTCATATATTATTAATCTTTTTTCTTCTTATCCTTGATTGGCTTGCTGTCAGGCACTTCATCATTGAAGTCTAGACATTTTACACCATTTGAGATTAATTTATCAGCACAATCAGAATTAATTTCTGAAGTTAGTGCTCTACCTGTAAAAGCGCAATATGTTGCAGCTATGTAAAAGTCGGAACATTTTATGAGAGAGATAGCTTCGGGGTCTAAAACTACGAAAGGTCCGCAGTCTTCAGTTTCTATAATTGCTATAATTCTCATATATATATAATACTATCAGTACACTATTAGTACACTATCTATACTTTATATACCTTTAGTGTACTTTAGTATACTTAGTGTTCTTAGTATACTGGCGCATGCTCGCATGCGAAGCATATCAGAAAAAAATCACAAATTTGGAAAAATCCAAAATTTTTTTATTTCTTCTGTTAGTATACAAGCCATGAGTAATGAATATTTCTATGAAATCCTAGATCACGGCTCTGTAGAATTGCTTGATTCTATGGCTTCTGACTTAGATATTGTTAACGCGGCAAAGGTTTCTTTTGCAGCCCGAAAAGATGAAATTGATGAATCATGTATTGGATTAATCAATTATTTAATGAAAAACAAACATGCAACACCTTTTGAACACTCAGTTTTTAAATTTCATGTTAAAGCCCCAATCTTTGTTACAAGAGAATGGATGAGACATAGATGGTCATCATTTAATGAAATGAGTATGAGATACCATAAGCCGGATCAGATTGATTATTATGTACCTTCAATTGAAAACATTAGAAAACAAATCGGTAAACCCGGAGCCTATACTTTTGAGCAAATTGAAGATCAAAAAGTTATTAATGAATTTTATCTTACAATTCAAAATGCAATCAATATGGCTAACTGGGGATATCACAGTTTAGTTGATATTGGAGTAGCAAAAGAAATTGCAAGATGTGTATTACCAGTAACACAATATACAGAATTCATTTGGACAGTTAATGCAAGAAGTTTAATTAATTTTATATCATTAAGAAATGATTCTAATGCTCAATATGAAATAAACGAATATGCAGTTGCAATTGAAGATGTTTTTGCAAAAAAAATGCCAATCACTTACGAAGCATTCGTTACATCTGGTAGAGTAGCAATATGAGTATTTTATTATTTTCTTGTTGGATTGCTTTTCACACACTACTTGTTAATATCGCAATAAAAGCCGGTTGGGATTTTGACCCCGGATATATAGGGCCTGCAATAATTGTTTTTATATTGAATATTAACTTAGCCTTATACGCTTCTAAAACAAATGTCAAATCTTGAAAATTCTTTAAAGAATAAAAAAATACTTGCCCTATCAGATACTGGATATCCTTATAAACATATTAAAGATTTTTGTAAGATTATATCCGAATCTATTGTTGATGTTTATGTGTCTCCAGCATCCACATCTGGATTTTTGAAAGTTTATATTTCATTTTCAGGAAATAAAAGATGCAAGATTTTAAAAGATAAAAATTTTCTTATTCTTAATAAGATTAAGCCATCTGATTATATAATTGTTGTTTTTTTTGGTGGTAAAAGAACAAAAGAAACAAAAATGCTTACAATATTAGCTCAACAGTTGATTATTGGAAACTATAATGTAATTACAGTTACAGAAGAAGGAATCGATTATGATGAGGATAACCCCATTTACCAATAATGAAGATACTGAAGATTATGAAACTCTTCAGATAGTTATAAAGGCAATTCCTTTTGAAGATACCTATGCTCCAATTTTCTACATATCGAGTCCATCAGATGACTATGTTATGGATATTGAAGAATTAGCTTGCTTAATGGATGGCATTGACATTGCAAAAAAGAATATTGATGATATTATTGATTTTCTTATTAAAGGTAAAAATGATGAGTAACATTCCAGGTTTAAACAGTCAAAATATTCCAGGATTAATCATGGGTAGAGTTATTAAGGATTTCCCATATCCGGTTAAAATATGTCCATATTGTATGAAAGAACTTAAAGTTGTTAATGCAATTCACTGGGAAGAGGACATGTATCAATTTAAAGCCTTATATTTAGATCCAAATCCAGACTGCCCAGTTTATGACGAGGGGGCAAGAAAGGCATATGCAAGAATATTCTATTCATCAGAACAAGCCTATGCTGAATTCAATTCTCTCTATATTCCTGTACAGAGATGGGAAAGAGATGACCTTTACAGCTATTACAAGTAAAAGATGATAAAATATATTTACTATGCCTGTAAATCCATGCTCAGAAAACGGTCAGCCCGGCTTTAAATGGGGAGATAGCGGTAAATGCTATCTCTATACTCGCGGCGATGAAAAATCAATGGGAGAGGCAAAGAGAAAAGCGACTATTCAAGGTATTGCTACTGGTGAATATGATGCCAAAAAAGATGAAGATCTTGAAGGTATTGACAGCGTTGTTAAGTCATTGAAAGAATGGTTTAGAGAGCAATGGGTTGATATATCTCGGCCAAAGCAAGGAGGCGGCTTTGAGCCATGCGGAAGAAGCGATGCTAGTACAGGTAAGTATCCCAAATGTGTCCCAGCATCTAGAGCTGCCCGAATGACTCCTGAGCAAATTGCATCAGCAGTTAGAAGAAAGAGAAGAGCAGAATCTACTCAAAATAGAGATGGCAAAAAGCCAATATATGTCTCCACAGATAAGGAAAAAATGGAAAAAGCAAATGTACCTACTAATCCAGAACTTTATGCTAGAGTAAAAGCCGAAGCTAAAGCTAAATTTGATGTATACCCCTCAGCATATGCAAATGCATGGTTAGTTCGTGAATACAAAAAAAGGGGTGGAGGATATAGAACTATGAAAGAAAATGTTAATAAGGTCGCAGAAGACTTGGCAGAGCCAGAGGCAGCACTTGCCGAAGCTCTTGTTATGGTCGCTGAAAGATTTGGTCCTTTCGATCAGGAAGGAACCGGAATTTGGGTTGAATATGAAACAGCAGAGGAGAATGACGAAAAATCAATCGGAGTTCATTGTCACAACTGTGTTTTGTATGCAGGCGAAGGTGTCTGTAAGATTTTAAGCCAAAAAGTGGAGCATTATGGCAAATGCCGTTTTGCTCTGATTCCTGATGGTCTCGTTACTCCAGAAATGGAAGATGAAGACGAAATGGAAGAAGAGGATGACGATGAAAAAGATTCAGTGTCAACTCTTATCTCTATGCTTAGAGATTTATTTAACAAGGAGAAATAGAAATGAAATACAATGTTGATAAAATGATTCAAGATCATGATTCAATGAAGTCTTGGCACGAAGCAATGGCTAAATCAGCTGCTGAAACAATGCAAGACCATATTAAAGCTGCCGCTTGGCACAGTTCACAGGGGGATATCATCAAGGCTATGATGAATGAAGTTCCTCTTGATCCAGAAAAGAAGGTTACAAGCATTCCAACTGCTGGTTCTGCTCAGACACCTACCTCTGGTTCCGGTAAGACTGCACCAACAAAAGAAGTTCCTCTTGACCCAGAGGTTAAGAAGTCTGATTTAATTGCAATTCTTAATGATCACGCTGCAAAATACGGTGACTTTGATATGGAAGTAGAAACTATTGCTAAGTTTCTTCTTAATGACTGATAAAAATGGATGCTAGTATCGTAGCGGTTGTTATTACTGGCGTTTTTTCTGTTCTTGTTGCTTTAATTCAAAAAACAAGAAAAGAAAACAAACAAGATCATAACTTAGTTTATGAAACTCTTCAGAATTTACATGAAGATGTTCGCTCTGTCGGAGAAAAATTAGACGACCACATTGATTGGCATTTAAAAAAATAAAAGTTTGGTATAGCGCCTTGGGCGGTTGTATTTCGAAAGATTATGATCGTGAACTAGGGCGCTATATCTTTATATTTTTTTTCAAAATTGTGCACATTCGTAAAAAAAAGGTGCTATGCTACTTTTTGAGCGAGTAGAAAGGTCACAAAAATGTTAACTAGAGCTCAAATTGATACCTATATCAAAGAAATCCCAGCAGATACCGAGGCAGATGAGCGCCGGGCTGCTTATGCAACAATCACAGGCTTTGCAGAAGACAAGTCTGTAAACGAAATTGTTTCATACTATTCATTAAATAAGGATTCAGTCCTTAAATGGATGGCTCATTTTGATTTTTCATCAAAAAAACCAGAAAAGTCAGGTCGTAGAACATCTAAGACAAAGATGATTGAGGATTATCTTGCAAAAAATGTAGGTAAGATTATTAACTTTGCAGAAGTTGCAACAGAATTGAATGTTTCAACACCAACTATTTATAATTTTTATAATGCAAATAGACTTTACTTTAAAAAAGTAAGTCGTGGAAGCTTTGAGATTCTTGATCCAAAGGCAGAAAGATCAAAGTAAATGCATATTATAAACCACAATCTTAAAAAAGATAGGTTTATTTATTGGGAGAATGCTGTCGCTGATGCTGTTGAGCAACTGTTTAACTACAGCGACAGCAATCAACCTATTTTTGAAAAAAATAAAATCAACACATTCTATTTCCTAGATAGCGATAATACATCTTTTCAATTTAGTAGAAGCAATTTAGATAATCTAAAGAATATATTAGATCTATATATTAATAGTAAAATATATCTTAAACAGGATCGAAATGAGCAAACTGATTTATTGCATAAAAAGTTTATTTTTTTACTTTCAAATTTTGCAATAGCAGTTGCTAAAGATATTGCTATGGATGATGGTGATTTTGAATATTTCAAAGTTGATTTGGTTAATACTTTAATTAAAAAACAAAATGATTATGGTCCAACAAATATTTCTAAATTTGGTATCACAGGTTTAGCTATTAGAATGTACGATAAAATTGGTCGTCTTACGAACCTAACAGCCAATGGAAATAAGCCTATGGTTGAAAACGAACCACTATTGGATACGGCACTGGATCTAGTAGGTTATTGTTCAATTGCTATCATGTGGTTGGAGGATAATTTTCTTTTACCGATGCGTATAAAAGACTCTCAAGGATCAGTATGAAAGAAATATTAACATTCATTATGGCAGGATGTTTGGTCGGAATTTTATTAATTTGGGTTACAGGTTCATGACTACAATTGTTGCTATTCAGGGAGATGACTACTGCGTTGTAGGTACGGACTCTAGAGTTTCATCATTTGATGAAAGTGGATTTGCTTATCAAATAACCACTCTTGGCACAGGATCATGCAAGATTGCTCAAAAAGGTCGATATTTGCTAGGAGCCGCTGGAGATGTAAGAGCCATTAATATCCTGCACCATGCCTTTAATCCACCAATTCCGCCATTCAAGACTGGTGGAGAGCAACTGGATGAATTCATAACAACAAAATTTATACCAAACCTTCAGGTGTGTTTTGAAAATACTGGTTATGCAATGCCAGACTTGGCAGAAGATAAGACACATATATCAGAGCATTCTTCTACAATCTTAGTAGCTGTAAATGGTGTAATATATATTATTGATGGTGACTACTCTTGGACTTCTGATCGGACTGGTGTGTACGCTATTGGTACCGGCTCTTCATACGCTTTGGGTGCAATACAAGCCATTACAGGCGGGAAACAAATCACAGTTCAAAAATCTAAAGCTGCTATTAATAAGGCTCTTTCGATAACATCAAAATTTGATCCATACACAGGTTCACCATTCCAACTTTTTGTACAGGAAAGATAATGCCGACCTATCAATATAAATGCCTCAGTGGACATGAGGTTGAAGAAACAAGAAAGATTACCGAAGAGCAGAAGATCATCTGTTGTCCAGTATGTGGAGATGCTCTTAAACCTGTATACTCATCACCCGGAGTTCAACTCAAGGGTGGCGGCTTCTATAAAAACAGTCGATAGTGTATAATAATATTGACACCTCTGGTGTTTGTTACGCAAGTGCAGGCTACCTTGAGGATCGTTATAGTTACGCCATCGCCTCATGTTGAAAAGCATGGGGCTTTGGTTTTTACAAGAAAGAAAACAAATGTGTAACGAAGATTATTCAATAATTAGAGATATGAGACAAAGTATCCAAGATTACGAAAAACAAGTAAATACTTGGATGAAGGCATCTGAAAAGCTATCCCTAGATCTATTCCATGCTAAAAATGAAAGAGATCTTTATAAACAATGTTTAGTGCAAATGCTAAATGCCATTAAAGATGAAGGCGCTGTTCCTCAGTATCACAGACATGTTCTTAGGAAACATCGTAGTGAATGGCCTGTTTTATGGAAAGCAATTGATAGTGCGATGACCATATTGGAGAATAAAGATGTTTAATGTAATTGAGAGTTTTATTTCAAAAGAAGAACAGGATTATATTGAAGATTATGTTCAAGATGCAAAGTTTCCATATAGATTTCATAAAATTCATATTTATGGTGATGAAAGAGATTATGATCCAAAATTACAGTTAACTCATCATTTATATATGCATGAAGAAGATAAGGTGTCTCCTCATTTTGACATTATTATGCCGGTTTTTGGAAAACTATTTAATATGTATGGAGGAATCCAACTTATGAGAGCAAAAGTTAATTGCACCACACCAGATCCTACAGTGGCAGCATATAAGCCTCAGCCAGCCCATACTGATTTAAAATATGATGATGGGACAAATTTTCCCCATATGGTATGTTTATATTATATTAACGATTCTGATGGTCCAACATTCTTCTATACAGAGCAAGGTCGGATTAGTCATAGAATTAATCCAAAAAAGGGAACGGCTGTGGTTTTTGATGGTAGTATCATGCATGCAGGTAGTAATCCTGTTAATTACCCATACCGTTTTGCTTTAAACATTAATTTTACAAAAGGATCTTGATATGAATATGGATGAATACAAAAGAAGAATCGATAACGCTCATACTCTCACAGGAGTACCTTCTTATTGGGAAGAACTTCAAGAAATGACAAAAGAGCGTGATAAATATAAAGAGTTGTTTGAAAAAGCCATCTCAATGCTCTTACCAAGTGATGTAGGGATTTTATATCAAGATGGAGAATAAGATGTTGGTTTCAGAGTTAGAAATGCCATTTATTGAAGCGCATCTTCTTGTTGTTGATACAGAAACTCCTTTTGAAACAAGAAAGGAACAAATTGACAAATTGATAGAAATATCTAAAGATTTTTGGATATGTAAATCTATAATAGGTTATTACATCGTAAAGAATTCAGATACTACAAATATTCTTAGAGATAAAAGATGGCATAGTGGTCTACATGTATTGCAGTCTCTTAGAGATAAGCATAATCCAGAGGTTGTAGCAAAAAGAAATAATACTCTTAGCGCAATGGATGGAGAAGAACATGCACATATTCGACATATAGCAGCACCAGCATTTTCTCAGTCAGCTGCTATGGATCAAAAGGATTTTTCATATTCCTACGCTAAGAGCCTATTGGAAAATATTGTTAATAATGGCTATGCAGACTTCATGGAATATTTCTGCAATATTTATCCAATAACTGTTCTTTGCAATTCTGTTGGGCTTCCAAAAGAAGATTGGGAAAAATTTATAAAATGGGGCGCAGTATTTGCAAGTCCAGTTTCTAAAAACTTTGCAATTGATATTAATGAATTGAAGAATGCTGAAAATGAATTTTATAAATATATTACAAAATTAGCCAATGATAGAAGAGTTAATCCTAAAGATGACTTTATTTCAAAACTTGTATCACCAATGTATGGAGAAAAGGGATTGACTGATCCTCAAGTATTTTTATTAATTGCAACCATGATTAGTGGAGGAATAGAAACTCTTGTTAGTCATCTTGGCATGATGTTTGTATATCTTTGTGAAAACCCAGATATTTATAAAAAGATTAAAGATAATAGGGATGAGATTTCAGATGCGGTTGTAGAAATTACAAGACTCACATCTTCAATTAGAGGAACTCTAAGAATTGCTTCTGAAGATATTGAGTACAGAGGCGTTACTTTCCCTAAAGGGACTTTTGTTTTTACAAGTATCGCTTCATCCAATCAAGATCAAACAGTTTATGGAAATGCAGATGAATTCCGTTTTGGAAGAAATCATAGTAAGGACTTGTCTTTTGGTGCCGGAATGCACTACTGCATGGGCGCTCACTTAGCGAAGGTTGAAATGACAGAGGCATTTAGAGCAGTGATTGATACATTTGATAGAATTGAATTAGATAGTGTGCAATATAGACCATCAAACTCTGGTATATTTGGACCAGAAATATTAAATATTAAATACAAAAGGGCGGTTTAAGTGGATCTTGAAGTATCAACAGTACCAGTAACATCAATGGGCTTAACAGATGAGGAATTATTAATTTTCTTATGCGCTCATAAACATACTAATGATAGCGATTCAGAATAATGCCTGAATTAAATGCAAACATCCCTTCCATTGAATGCTATGTTCGTGGTAACTATCTGAGAGATCAGACTGACTCTCACGACAAATACTTTCCATGCGTTATCTTCGGAGTAACCTCAATCCCCTCCAGAAGTCCTCTATTCCATTTTTTAATGGAGGATGGCGGTGTTTGGTGGAGAATGCCAATTAGCGCTTTCTGTGCAAGGCCGGATGTGCCTGAAGTTGATATCCATGAGCTGGTCTTGTGGAATTCATTCTCATCCCATGTGACAGTTACAGAATTTTATGCCATGCGAAATATGAGGATGACATATGTATCCAGATCGGGTGAATTCGTTAATGGCAAGTATTTGTTTACATTAGACTGGCATGCACCAGACGATAACATCCTAAACACAGGATTTAGCCAGAATCCTGGACAGCACAAGTGTGGACATGTTATATTAAGGGATGATGGCAACTTTGCCATCCAGCCAAATAACCGGGTTCGTCTATTTGATCCATCATTTACAACCAAGTCGGGTACCTTAATTGAAAGAAAGATTAATACCAGACAATGGGATGTAGAAGATGCGCTAAAATGGCGGACTTCAGATGATGATAGATATGAATACGGAGTAGTTAATAATGACTGATGACATTGTGACCCGACTACGGACATGGGAAAGCGAGTTTGACTTGCATTGGACATTGCCTCGTGAAGCAGCCGATGAGATTGAACGCCTGCGGGAAGAGTTGGAAGCATCAAAGTCGGCTATAAGTGGTTTTATAGAGATGCTTGGAAAGTTTGGTAAAACCCATGAATGAAATGTCAATAAGCACCGTAATTGCAGATGAATGGTTCCAAGATGAATCGCTCCGTCAAGAGATTGAAAACCGGCTACGCTCTACCCTTCCAGATAATGCGGAAGATGTATTTATGTTATGGAGTGCATTGGAAGCCCTTGATGGAAGTGGAGATAGAAGATGGGTTGGAAATTTGATTTATACAGAGGCCGGTCATGAGTAAAGAACTAATTGAAGCCCTTGAGGAAGAGATTGAAAGTCTCATTGATGAGGTAGCTCGCCTCTCCCAGATCATCGGAGAACTGGTTGAGGAGAACGATCTCCTCGAAAAAGATGTAAAACTTTGGCGGGGTGTTTCAAATAAGTTATTCAAAGCAGCTTGTGGTATTGAAAGACCCATGCCAGCCATTATGGAGTATCAGCGTGTGGTGGCCGAAAAAGACTATCCAGACCTCTATGACTTGCATAAGGATGATGATTTCGTGGCAATCAGGGGCGCAATTAATGAATCCATGATGAGAAAATTGGAGGATGATCATTGATGGGGATCGTGATTGGATATTTTATCGCAATCGGCGTTTTCGCCACAATTGCCATTACCATATATAAGGAAGAAAGATGAGAGATCAAAGATGAAAAAAATTAAGAAGTTACTTATTAAATATAGAATGAGAAGAGAGATTCTGAAGAACAAAGACCAGATTAATTCTCTCTCTATTAAGAGAGAGATGTATAGGATGTATCTGGAAAAGTCCCCAAAACTTAACCCCGAAACTTTTAGAGCTCTTCGTCATCCCAAGAGTGTTTCTCCAATCAATAGACATGATATTACTGATATTGACTTTAATAAGTTAAATGA